ACTTCAGGATTTTGATTTAAGATTGCCGAAAGAACTGTGCTGCCTGAACGAGGCAAGCCAGCCATGAAGTGATAGGTTTTAGTCATACCGCAACCCTATAACAATGGGCAGGTAAAATAAACACATGACTACATACCCTTTTTTTAGAAACAGGCCCAAAGCATAATGGCTGAGGAAACAACAGGGGTACGCATCACCCAGCAAGCAATTTACGCAAAGCAACTTGAGCATGGGGAAACCCTTGTAGCAATCTTGGAAAAGCTGAATCACCTGGATCAAGTACCAGACCGACTCAGAGAGGTTGAGTTGACACTAGCTCGGCTTGCTTGGATTGAGCGTATTGCCTACGCAGGGCTGACCGGTGCAGTTATCGCCATTCTTGGACTCGTAATCAACATGACAGGAAAGTAATGACATCAAGACCTCAGATGCCCCTAGACGGCAAGTTCGGTAAAGACTGGAAAGTCACCTCACCTTTTGGCTGGCGAATACACCCAATCGAGAAGTATAAGAAACATCACAATGGTGTAGATCTATGGGGACCAAAGGCAAAGATTTGGAACGAAGCCTGGCACGATGGCAAGGTCATTGCTGCTGGGACCTCAAAGCTAAAGAACGCTGATGGCTCGCTTGGTGGGGTTGGCTACTATGTTGACCTAAGAGTGATCATTGACGGCGAGGCTTATGTGACACGCTACGCTCACATGGTCGAGGGTTCCCTAACTGTTGTCAAGGGCGAGAAGGTCAAGGCCGGTACTCGACTGGGCATCATGGGCAACACCGGTGCATCGGCTGGCCGACACCTGCACTTCGAGATCTGCAAAGGCAAGATTCACCGCTGGACATCTGACGGCAAGGGCTTTGTAGATCCACTCAAGTTTGTTAAGACTGTAATTGCTAAGTGGGAACTAAACGCCGAGGTCAACCTAGCTACACCTGACACAGGTGAGGTAGCCCCTGCACCAGTTCACGAGCCAGTCCCAGTAGTCAAAGCCCCTAAACCCCCAAAGGTGCAACCCAAATTTGGTAAGTAAACTAGCCAAAACTAAAAGCCTACGAGTCATGCTTGTAGGCTTTTTTTTATTCTTTATGATTTGGCAGCCTACCCCTGCCTATGGTGCTCAAGCTTGGGCAACCATCACTTGTGCCGACTCGACTGGCACTCAGCAAACCTTTACAGTTGGATGGGAAAATGAAAACAACTACTTCTTGGATAAAGGCAACATTCCCCAGCACTTTTGCGAGGGTGGCTATGCTGGTCAGCTCACCACTTTTGTTGGCGTTGTATCTAGTGACGGCACTGAGCTGGACCCTGCTTTGCTTTACCATCCTGGTTATCTTGCTCCTGATCCTGTGGCCCCCACTCCTAGCCCTGAAGCTGTACCGGAAACTGAAACGACAGTAAGGACCGATGATGTTGAACGAACCGAAACAGTTGAACGCACCGAAGATGTGGCTCGCACTGAGGAAGTTGTCAGAGAGCCTGAGCCAGTGGCTCCGGTGGCTCCCATAGCCCCAGAGCCTACCCCAGAACCTACCCCCACACCTACGCCAGAACCAGAGCCTAGTCCCACAAGCCCTGTAAAGCCTGTAGAGCCCACAAAGCCCCCAGAGGTCATAACACCTACCCCAGAGCCTGTTGTGCCCCCTACAAGCCCCACAGAGCCGACAATTCCGAGTGAGCCTACCCCTGAACCTGAGTTGCCAGAGGTAATAGTAAGCATCGAACTAGCGTTAGAAGCTGTCGGTAAACTGGTAGATAACCTACGCTCAATCGGGTCAGACATGACACCGGAAGTTAGAGAACAGGCCCAACAGGTTGTGGTTGCTTCGGTGATCGTGACACAGGTGGCCTTGGCAGGTAGGAAACCCTAGTGAAGTTCTTGAAAGACCAGCTTGACCAGGTATGGACAATTCTTGGCTTAGGCATCGCTTGGGTCGTACTCGAAGGCACAGCTAAAGACTTTGCTGGCTGGGCCATTCTCATAACAATCACGATTTGGGCAGCAACTTACCCCCTACGAAAGGACTGACCTATGTGGTTAGACATCGCACGCAGAACCCTAGCTGTAATCATCTTGAAGGTCACAGGCATCTTTGTCGGTGGAGCAGTTATCGGTCTTGAGGTAGCTCAGGCAGTAGCTATGGCAGCCTTCGCTGGAATTATAGATGTAGCTCAGGAGCTCTCTCGCTCATACCTGGCTGATGGTCAGATTGACGCTGATGAGATCAACAAGTCTTTTGGCAAGATTGCAGAAAAGACAGACTCTAAGAAGTCCTAAGCTTCGAGCGTTCCTCAGCCGTAGTCCCACCCCAGATGCCTACCATCCCTGCTGATAGGGCATAGTCAAAGCACCTCAGCCTGACAGGACAGTCGTTGCAGACTTCCTTAGCTACGGCAATAAGTTTCTTACGCAGATACACATCTGGCTCATCCTCTGGGAAAAAGCACTCTGGCAGTTGACTGCACTCAACGCCCCCATTCTCGCTGATTGCGTGTTGCAGTTCGATGTATTTGCGTTCCAGTTGTCTAAATGTCATAGGCCGACACTAGAGTAAAAACACGATAAATAGCAAACCCACGCCGAGAGAGTTAGCGTGGGCTTGCCGACAAGGAAAGAGAGGGAAACCTTGCCAGTTTCTAAGCTACCAACCGAGATAAACGAGTTGCAGGATGCAGTCCTGCTAGGTGACTTTGCCAACGGCTCACCTGAGTGGCACTCACTACGCAATGAACCAGGTGCAGTCGGTGGCTCAGACATCGCTGCTATCGCCGGTCTAAGCACTTGGGAGTCAGCCATAACCAAGTGGGCTAAAAAAACAGGACAGATTCCTGATGAAGTCGAAGCCAACATGAGCATGAAGCTCGGCACAAAACTTGAGTCACCTATCTTGGAGCTGTTTGCAGATGAGCACCCTGAGCTAGAGATCTACGAAACAGGCACTTGGGCAAACAAGATGTACGACTGGGCTAGAGCAAACCTTGACGGACTTTACAAAGACGCTGATGGCAACTGGGGCATTATTGAGGTCAAGTTCTCGCGTGACTACTGGACACAAGTGCCACAGAGTTATCGAGCACAAGTGCTTTGGTACATGAAGGTATTTGGCATTAGGCGAGCAAAGCTTGTTGCACTGGCTGGCTCTAGCTACATGGAGTTTGACATTGAGTGGGATGAGTTTGAGGCAAACACACTTTGGGAGTCTGCTCTTAGATTCCGGCAAGCTTGCCTAGATCTAAAGATGCCTGACTGGGATGGGTCTAACTCAACACTAGAAACAATCCGAGCACTCAGCCCGAACATCGAGGATGGCGAGGCTGACCTGGATGAGCTTGGGGTGCACTACTTCAACGCTGTCAATGACGCTGAGAAGGCTAACAAGCTAATGACAGACCTAAAAGCTAGAGTTATCAAAGCAATGGAAGGTAAGAAGCGAGGCATCATCTACGGCGAGCACCTGCTTAGTCTTAGATCAAGAGCCGGTGGAGCACCTTACTTGCACCACGAGAAGGGAAAGTAAATGGCACAGTTCAACCTCAACGATTACGAAACAGTAGAGCAACGCATCAAGCGTTTCTACAAGGACAACCCTGACGGCAGAATCATCACCGAGAACCAGACAACGCTACAGGACCGACAGGTGAGCACCTGGGTAGTCATGGCAAGCGTGTACCTAAACAACGAAACCGACAAGCCAAAGGCAACAGGTCTAGCTTTTGAGGTTGATGGTCAAGGCATGGCTAACAAAACATCTGCACTAGAGAACGCTGAAACATCTGCCATCGGTAGAGCACTTGCCAACGCCGGATACTCAGGCAACAAGCGAGCCACACGCGAGGAGATGGCCAAGGTTGCAAGAGATAAGAAACCAAGTGCAACTGCTAAAGACTGGCTTGCAATGGCAGCAGAATTAGACAATGACCTTGATGGTTTACGCTTGCTATACAGCGAGGCCAAGACTGGTGGGGCTGATACAGCAACGCTAGACAAGATCAAGGACATCGCGAATGGACTATCAGGCTCAAAGGATTCTGCTTAGTTCCATACTCGAAGTGCAAGAGTGTCTGCATGAGCAATACGAGAAGGGTGAGCTAGACATCCTCACCGACCTATGGCGATTACAAAGAGAGAAAGCTAGAAGGCTAAGAGATGGAAATTATTACACCAGGCCACATAGTCCAGGAGCTACAACGCCTGACAAGCGAGATGGACAAGGGAGCTAACGCACTCTACGATGCTGAGTGCAAGATGGCAGATGCCGATGCTGCTTATGACAAGGCAGTGTCTTTAGCCTTCCTCAACAACGCTGGGACTGTAGCAGACCGGCAAGCTGTGGCTAAGTTGCAAGCAGTAGAGGAAAAGCTGAAGGCTGATCTAGCCAAGGCTGAATACAACAGGGTCCGAACCAAGCTAAAAACCTTGTCAGACCAAGCCACAATGATGGCAGTAATCAGCAAAAATGTCGAAATACAGTGGAAACACGCCTAGCTGGTAGCCTTGCTGGGTGATTGCCGAAACCTGTAGCTGTGGGGCTAAGTTCAAGACTGACGAGCCTAACCCGATTGTGCTAGTCAGAGAATGGCGAAAGAAACACACTTGCCAGGAGAGTGCAGATGAGATGCGTGACATCGAAACTACAAGCACCATTGGCTTTAGTGCAGACTACAAAGGCACAGGTTTAGACATCCCTGCTAAAGAATACGACCCTTGGGGCGATAATGAATAAAAAAGCGTTCCAAAAGTTTCTAGATCGTGACAAGTGTTGCAGTCATTGTGGTACTACCGATGACACGCTCATCCCACAGCATCGAGCTAACCGAGGCATGGGTGGCAGTAGAGCCTTAGACAGACCCAGCAACATCATTGTGCTTTGCAGTGCTGCCAACTTTATGCTTGAGTCCAACGCTAGGTTTGCCGAGATGGGCAGGTTGTTTGGCTGGAAGCTGGAAAGACACCAAGTGCCTGAGTTTACCCCTGTTTACATGGGAGATGGCTGGTGGCTACTAGACAACGACTTCAACAAGACACCTGTGCCCAATAACGACATCGAGTACTTTTAGGGTGCTAAGGTAAAACCATAACTAAATAAAAAGGCCCCCCTGAGAAAACTCAGAAGGGCCGATACCAACAAGTCGGTGTTGGCATCACTCAATTATAGTGTGCCAACCTTTTAGAGGAAGGCACATTTGTGTTTAACTGGGACAATAAAAACCTCGCTGAGGTGCTGTCAATGTATGGCAACAACATCTTTATGGCCGAGATGGATTATCAGGCTATGGGATTAGACAACGGCCAATGGGTAATGCTGGTCAAAGAGGGCTACGATAACAGAGTCATCAGCCCAACTGTCATGATGCTGATGGCTGAGAGAGCAGCAGCAAGATGAGCAAAGCCAAGCCAGGTATCTTTAGAGGGAAACTGCACTTTGAGAGTCAGTTCACTCAGATCCATAATGCTTGGATTAGGGACCCAAACATTAGCTACAAGGCCAAGGGTCTATTGACTTATCTTTTGAGCCACGAGGTCGGCTACACAATTACCATTGGTCAAATTATTCGAGAGTCAGGCGATGGCAAGCAGTCTGTCCGGTCTGCACTTGAGGAACTGATCAAGGCTGGATACCTAGAAACTCAAAGAACCACTGATGAGCGAGGCTATAACGCTGGACTTGCTTACTTCATCAAAGACCCCTCAATCCCTAAGTCCGAAAATCCAACTTTGGATAATCCAACTTTGGATAATCAGACTGCATTAGAAAACAACTTAACTAAGAAAACAACAAAACAAGAGAAACCAACTGATACTGGCTTTGATAAGTTTTGGGAGCTTTACCCTAAACGCATAGCTAAAGCTGATGCCATAAAAGCTTGGAAACAAGCAATAAAGAAAAAAACCGCTGATGAGTTGATTGCACTCACCAAGGCCTATTCGGAAAGTAAGCTACCCGACATGACCTACATTCCCTACCCAGCATCCTGGCTCAACAAAGGACTCTACGAAGCAGTGGAGAACGATAAACCTGCACCGGCAAGCAAACCTATCTTTGGCAGAATCAAGTGAGTGAGTTCGAGCAGTTAGTCATCGGCTCTGTCCTGCTAACAAACGGCAAGGCACTCGATGACCTGACGCTCACAGGCAAAGACTTTGACGATCTCGGACACGAGAAAATCTACACAACAATGCTTGAGATGAAGCAAGCTCGCCAGCCGATAGATGTCATCACAGTCGGGGCAATGCTGCCTAAGCTTGCCAGCTACCTGCACGACTGCATCACAGCAACCCCAACTGCTGCATCTGTCAGCTACTACGCCGAGCGAGTCATTGAGGAAGTCACCAGGCGAAAGCTTGCTCATGCCGGACAAGTAATAAACATGAAAGCCCAGCACGAGGACTTAGCAACAGTTATAGATCAAGCCAAAAAAGAGATTGACAACCTAAGTGATCGCAACACAGCAAGCCGACCAAGCTATGTCAGCGATGAGCTAATCCCTTACCTAGATGAGATTGACAAGCCAAAGAACTATCCACTCAGCCCTTGGAAAGACCTCAACGACATTCTTGGGGGATTCCGACCAGGTGCCCTTTACATCATCGGTGCCCGACCTGGTATCGGTAAGACCATAGTCGGTTTGCAGATTGCTTGGGAACTATCGAAGCAAGGTCCGGTCAGCTTTCACAGCCTTGAGATGGGCAAGTCAGAGTTGTATAACAGAATCATCTCGATGGAAGCCGAGGTCTACATTGGCAACATTGAAAAGGGTCAGCTTAAAGATGTTGACTGGGACAAGATTGCAAGAGCTAAGGAAAAGATAACAAGCCACCAGCTCGCCATCCATGACAAGTCAGGACAGAACCTTTTGCAGATTAGGGCGATGGCAAACGGAGTCAAAGCTAACGGCCAGCTCCGAGCAATCGTTGTTGACTACCTTGGCTTGATTCAGGACACAGAAAAGGGCCGAAAGAGATACGAGATGATTACCGACATCTCCATCGGGCTAAAAAACCTTGCTCGCGATCTAGAAGTGCCGGTCATCGCACTAGCCCAGCTCAACCGAGGACCAGAGCAACGCAAGGACTCCAAGCCCGACCTAGCCGACCTGAGAGATTCAGGCGGTATCGAGCAGGATGCAGATGCAGTTATTCTGCTGCACCGCGAGTCAATCGCCGAGGATCAGTTCGAGTGGCAAAAGAGCTGGATGATTATGAAGGTTGCAAAGAACCGACAAGGTGGCTTAGGTGAAGTAGGACTCAAGTTCGAGGGTCACCTGTCCAGAGTTGTCGAAGGCTAAGATTATGGCGTGGATGACAATGTGGCACTGTGTTGCCGATGTGGTGCGACTTGGAAGGTCAACACCCATAAGCGAAAGAGGAAAGACCTCAAGTGCCAGTCCTGCCGGATGCACCGAGCCTTGGTCATCAAGTACGGCTCTGAAAAGTGCATCCCCTGGCAAGGCGAGTTTGACAAGGCGACCCTCACTGTGCCAATCTTTGATGGCCAGCCTGTCTTACCTGGCATTAGATCCTGTGGCCACACCGACTGCACCAACCCCAATCATGTCTTAGGTGACCACTAGAGTAAACAAATCAACAAGAGATAAGGAAAAGAGATGGCAAGCATCAAGGTAAGAGGCACCATTAGCCGAGTGTTTTACGAAGGCAAGG